TTTGCTGTTTGTGTTAACCTTGAGTTTTCTAAAGCTATCTGTTGCTCTGCAGTAAAGTTCATATTAGCAATGTCACTAACCTTAGCAGCATTAGTTACACGGCTTTGAAACTCTTGGTTAAAGTCTATCTCTAAAAATTTAGCTCTTTGTTCGGCTGCAAACATTGCAGTTTGTTGACGATTACTTAAATTCTGAGCTTCAAACTTAGCAAAAGTAGATGCATCTTGTTGGGCGATGGGTAGTGCAGACTCCATAGTAGCCTGAATAATAGCTTGTCCAGCCATACTACTAGACCCTAGCCCACGTGCATTCATAGCTGCTGTTGCTGCTCTCATAGCTCCTGCTGCCCAAGGAGGTGTAGCACCACCCTCAAAGTCATCCATTAGTTCATCAAGCTGACCTTTGACTGTAGCTTTTTTACTTGGATCAGCAGTAGCAGCTTCAATATCAGTGGCCTCTTTTACTGCAGCCATATCTACAGCAGAACCACTTATAAGTTCTTCTTCTTTTATTACACGTTTATTAGGAGCAACAACTTGTGTAGGAGAAGTAATTTGTTTTATATCCTCTACACCCAAAGCTGTCATCTTTTCAGGGTCTTTAGTGACAGCTTCTACTAAAGATTTTTCACCTACTTCCATTGTAGGCACAGTTATTTCTTCTAAGGCTTTTTCAGTTTTAGTCTGAGCAGAAGTAGTAGTAGCAGTTGTAGGAGTAAGATCTTCAGTTGGAGTAGTTGCTGTTGTAACCTGAGCTGTGGTTGGAGATACTGTTGGAATAGTTGCAGAAACTTGTCCAGTAGTAGGATCAATTTTTTGTTCTGTATCTGTTGTATCTATTTTTTGTACGGGAGTTTTAGTAACTAAAGATGTTGGATCTGCAACAGCAGTGTAAGATTTTTCACCAATAGTTTTGTTCTGTGCATCAATTCTATCTTGTTCTTCTTTTGCTAGTTCTTCTGGTGTTTTAGTAGGCACATCATCAGGTTCTACAGGGGTAGTGGTTGCAGTAGTCTCAGTGTCACCACCTTCTGCATACCCAACGTACCCACCTTTAGCAGCCATCATCATAGTTTTATTTTTAGCTATTTCTGCCTTAGCCATCACATTACTTAAAACTCTGGCAGCAGTTTTATTATTTTTAAAGAAAACATCTGTAGGCATACCATCAGGTTTACCCATTTTTTCTGCAACTTTTTCTGCTACTGTTGTCATTATTAAAATCCGTCCTTTAATCCGTCAAGTATGTCTTGAACTGATACTCTCTTCTTAGCATTAGGTGTGTATCTACACATAAATTGTTTTGGGCATTCCTTAAAACTGTAGCTAGGATAATGATATCCTATTGTACCATTAGGGCCACGGTAAATGCAAACCTTTTCTTCTCTTATCTTCACTCTTTTTGCTAGTTGGCATATTACAAACTCAGGGCTGCTCAATAAACCTGCCAAAACTAATGGCATAACTGTAAGTACACTCATTAACTAACTCCTAGTATTACTAAATAAATGCCCCCACCTAATGTACCAAGAATTAGGAACGAAAGAGTGGCTATGGCTAAGTTATTCTGTATTTGTCTTTTAGCTTCCATAGCCTTATAAACAGTCTCTTCACGATCCTTACGTATCTGCCTACGCATACCTAACATTTCATCGTATGTGCCAAGACCAAACCTGTAGTCTAACATAAACTTTATTTCTTTTTCTTTCTCAAGCAATGTCTTCTTACGAACAATAATGTCCATTGCTTCTTGTTCTATGTTGTCAGTACCGTGTGTCTGCTTGTCTAACCACGTAGGGTTTTTACGTTGGGACTCAGCCCTAGTAATGTCAGCTACTGCACCGTACCATGCACCTAGTTGCTGTGATACATCTTGTATCTCTCTGCCAGCACCTACTAGCATCTTGACCCCTTTGAAGGCTGCATTAGCTGCAGCAAAAGCTGTAACGGGGTCAATCATTTAATTAGTTCTGTGCGTGGCTAGTCGTAACCACATTTAATGCTTCCTTGATTGCTTCTACATTTGCATCAATACGTGCAATCATTACGTCATTCTCATGTATATCCTCAGCTAGTCTTGCTGTGCTAGTTTCTACATCAGTTATCTCAGCCCTGTTGTACTTAATGTCTGATACCATACTGGACACTGCCCATACTACAGCAGCACCCTGTGCTAGTAATGCTCCTGCTATTGTTACTAATGTCCAGTTAATATCCATTAGCTAGGCTCCACAGGCCAATCGCCCCCATTGCCTTCCATGTCAGGATAGTTTAGGTTAGGCCAGTTAGAGTGAGTAGTAATATCACGCAATGCTGTACGATAAGTTACCCATGCAGAGGGTACAGAACTACCAGCTTCCAATGCTTTAGTCACAACCCAATCACAACTAGCTAGACGTTTATCTCTCTCTGCTCTGTTACGTGTAGCTACAGCAGAATTAGCAGCAGTGACTACAGCAGCACGTTCATCAGAGGTCATGTCAGTTACACGTCTGGTGTAGACTTTACCGTCCTGCAGATATGGCGTGACTGCCTCGTTCTTCTGTGTGGCACTATCGTAGGCTAAGAACACCACCACCTCTGCACAGCTATTAGCCGCAAGCCAATCAGCATCAGGCCCAGACGCAGGAAAGCTGGTGTTGGGAAACAGAGACTTGTGGTCTGCTATTTCGCCTACTGTTGAGCCATCTAGTTTTGCTATCTTCATTGTTACTGTCCTTTATCTGCGAATGGTTCTGACGGTGCTGTGAAATTACTGGTGTAACGGGCCATGTGGCTAATACGAAAATCGTCTATATATCCGTCCATTAAAAAACTTGAACTATAACCGCCGCCTATAACAAAGAATGTATTAGTGTAATTCGTAGTGTCATTTTGGCTTATTACAGACGTACCATCTACATATAATTTTGTAACGCCAGATGAACGAACATAAGCAACATGATACCATGTATTAGCACTAGGAGATACAGACGCATCTACATCCGATGTTCCGTAATAAATGCGCCAAGGATTGTTTGTTGCTATACTTGCAAAAACAGCAGGGCCAGTTACTGCACTAGGTAAATAACTTGCACCTAGCTGAAACAAACCTTTCCCATTAATAGCATCAAATCTTGCAAAACATTCAATAGTAAAGTCACCTGTACCAAAGGGTTTAAATGAACTACTTGGCAGGGTAACGTAATCACCAGTACCATCAAACACCATTGACGTATTACCAAACTTAGCTTGACCTGTGCTGATTTTAGCATTGCCATACAACGTCAGATTATTCTGAGCAGCACTGTCAATCGCCTGTCCATCTTTAAAGTTTACCAATAATTCTGTATTAGAGATTGCAGTCAGGGGGGCTGTTGGTACAGTGTACGTTGAGCCAGAATATACAGCCGTTCCTTTGACTAACCGCACATCAGAGTAAATACCCTCAGCACCTGCAACATATCCCGGCCCAAAATTACCTATATTGAGTGCTGCTGTTGAATCTACCATCGTACCAGACCGTGTTTCTGTAGCCCTTAAAACACCATTGGCATAAATTTTATGGTCATTGCCACTGCGAACATAGGCTAGATGATGCCACTCGTTATTATTATAGTATGGGGCAGAGTCTGGACTTTGCAAAGGATAGGCTTCTCCACCCACAATGCTATAATATAAAAGAAGCCTTTTTCCCGACATACCTAAAGTAAATGTACTACTTGCGTTTGTACCTGCACTCCCACTACCAAGTTGATAATTATTTTCTGCAATCGGATATATCCAATACTCCCAAGTAAAATCACCTGTGCCAAGTGTATTCCAAGAGCCATCTGGAATTGAAACATAATTAGTAGCACCTAACTGTGAACTTGCTCCGTTCACCGTTGCGTCATACACTTTTTTGGTCAGGAATGGGCCAAATGCTGTGACTGCTGGTGTGCCTGTTGGTGTGATTGCGTGACCACTAGCAGAATTGTCAACGAACCTGTTTGATTGGCAGGTTAATAGCTTAGTGTTGGTGATTGCAGTTAGTTTTCCCGTTGGGGGAGTAAAGCTGGAGCCTGAGTAAACTGCCGTACCTTTAACAAATCTTACGTTACTAATTTGGCCAATAAAAGAGAATTGGGGAGAAGCACCAGATTCTTGATATTGACTGCCTATAGTAAAGGGCCAAGTTGAACCTACATCAGCAGTGTTAGATGTAGCCGTATCGCCTTGGACTCCTGCGGCATAGATTGATAAAGTTCCACTGTTTCTTACTACAGCAATGTGCGTCCATATTCCTTTCTCAACAACAGGAGATAGAATATCAACACTGCCAGCACTCATAGCAAAACTTACTTTTTTAGAACCTGTCCTATAAGATGTTCTATAAGAATTATTAAAACCGCCTTGATTGTCTCTTTTGCTCATAATCCCGCCATTATCTTCAGGATTTTGTACAAAAATAAAACATTCAAGAGTGAAGTCACCCGTTCCAAGGTTTAAATCAGTAGAAGTCGGGACTGTAAGCATATCTTGATCAGCTGGAAAATCCACACCCCACTCACCATCAGGCCGAGCAAATGGCCCAAAGCTACCTTGAGTTGGACTGCCAGTATTGCTTATTGTATGGTTGTTAGAACTGCTATCATCAAACGCATCGTTTACACCGTTGTTACTGCCCTCAAAATGAGACAAAAAACTAACACGGTTGAACTGATCGTCTGATGGTGCAGAAGAACCAGCAGCACCTAACAGTCCTGTATTGAAGAATGACTTAGCCAAGTGCTGCCCCTCCAAGGAACCCGTAGTAAGTAGTACCACCATCACGTGTAAAGAAACCGTACCCGTTTACTTCACTACCTCCCGGTGCATCTGGTGCTGATCCTCCTGCCCAATCTACTGATCCGGGCCAAGCAATAGTTTTAGCTGACGCAGGTTGAGTAATAAACAAAGTAAAGCTGTATGCTGTACCACTTGTAGGTGGATTGCTGAATGCAAACGTAGTGTTCTCGGATAGTGTAACAGAAAAGGATGTGCCTGTAGCTAGATCAAGTGTAGTTGTAGAACCTGTGCTATTAGCTACATATGTTTCTTGGTATGTCAGAGGCTTTAGTGAGCCTGTCATGGTAACAGAAGTAGTGCCTGTAGGTATCTCAATTACGTCTGCGTCTGCATCATTCTTAATGGTTACATCATTGGTTGTACCCTGACCAGTAATGATAATACCTTCTGCTGCAGTGTAACCAATAGCTGCATCATCCCCTGCTGCTGTGTCACCTGTGGCTTGAAGTGTAGCACCAGAGGCTACTACATCACTTGTAAATACACTACTACTTGATTCAAAAGAACCAAAGGCTACAATCTCTACTGTGTCATTTACTGTAGCACCAGAGGCCAACACAACGTCTGACCCATTGGTAGCTGTATAGTCTGCCCTTGCTAAGTGTACCCCGTTAAGATATACAGAAACAAGATCAGGGGTATACCCTTGGGTAGTAAATGTAGTTTGATTTGATGTGGCTGTATATACGTCCCGACTTTGTGTAGCCTGTGGGGTAGGTATTGCGCCTATATATCCTGACATTCTGTTTCCTTATGAGTTTACTACGCCGAACATAGTAATTTCGCCTGATGCTATGTTTCCATCATTAAAAATAAATTGTATAGCATCTACATCTGCTGCTACTTTATGAATTGTATGACGCCTTCCCGCCGTGTTTCCCGGCTGTGCTGCTCCACTACCACTCATACTAAGAGTTTCACTTATTGCATATGTGTAGTTAGTTAAATGTGGCCCAAATACATCTAAGTAGCCACATACACCATATTCATTGGTATCATGACCTGTTGTTGAACTTTCTTGTAAAGCAAAACCTCTTGCCACTGTAGTTGTACCATCAAAAATATAATTTGATGCAGTGGTATCGTAATTTGTACCACCATCAGTGCTTACATATGCTCCTATTTTTGGGTCTGAGTTTGCAACTGGTTTAACGTACATAAAATAAAACCTGTAGTGGTCATATTTACTTGCATCAAAACCTGTAAAACTAGCAGAAGCAGCATTTGACATGGCTCCTGACGAAGATATAAACTCCATACCTCCACCAACTTTAGTGCCAATATAAGTAGCCATAGTCTCAACAGAAGTCATACGCATAGTGCCAGCATCGTTGATCAAGACACCATCACCATCAGCAATAGCAGTTGTACCTCTGGCTGTACCACCGTCTATGTTATCTAGTTCAGCTTTTGTTACACCAGTGCTTGCTAATGCAGCTAGTTTCTCTTGCCTACTCATTAGCTGTCAATCTCCATATAGCTCATAATTACTGAGACTTTATC